TTTGATAGAACTCCTCTTTGGTGGCGGTAAAAGCTCCTTTGTTAACCAGCCCTAGCAAATGTTTTATGCAACGCTTTTCTTGCGGTGGTGATGGCTCTGGCTGCGTCAGATTTTCGAATAAATCTCCCAAAATAGTACCTCTTTCCGTTCGCCATTATGTGCGCCTCGTAAAGCCTTGTTCCCCGCTTGTAGACACCCTTCACGTTTGACTTGGTTTTTGCCCTGCGCTTGGAGTTCCACCTGTTCTCCATCTGCGTGGCAACCCTGAGATTGCTTAACCTATTGTCGGCAAACTTGCAGTTTATGTGGTCAACCTGCTCCGGCCAGTAGCCGTAGTGGTACGCCCATACAATCCTGTGGGCAAAGTAAGGCTTCTTAAATATAGCAATTTTGCGATAACCGCGAGGTGTTATGTGACCGGCAACCCTATTCGCGTACCGTCGGTTCCACATGACGTAAGCAGAGTATTTGGCGAAAGCCTCAATGGGCCGAGGCTTCCACACAAGTCGTCCGCGCCTGTAATCAAACAGGGCTTTCAGTTGTTGCTGTGTCAGAATGGGATGTCTTCCTCAAGCGATTCCTGACGCTTAGGCTCTGCCTTTGGTTTCGGCAGTTCCACCTTGAGGCTCATAAACTTCTGCCCAGACTTGCCTGTCTTAATCCACGCGGCTAGTTGGTACTCCGTCCCGTCCACGTTTAACTTGCCTTTGTACGCTGGCGCACGTTCATTGTCCGACTCGTTCTTAAACAACACCCCTGTATTTTCGTTTGAATATTCCATTAAGCCCTCGCTGCTAAATATAAACCTACGTTAGAAAATGAGTATCCTAAAAACGCGATACCCAACCCCATCTTTCCGGCAATCATCAAGTCAATTCCGACCGCCAGATACACCACCGCTATTGCGGCAATCAGCCACGCCGCCACTCTGTCCACCCCGCGAAGATAATAACGCCAAGCATAAATAGTAAGAACCATGCCGCGTCCTGCGCGTAGAAGTGTGCAGCTATAAGTCCGTCTCTCATTCTTCATCCTCCGTATTATTCAAAAGCTGAAACTTGATTACCTCTAAGACACCTACCACAGAGGCTAGAGGAAGTGCCTCGTCAAACTTGCCCAGAACCCCAATAATCTCCTGATACAGGGCTTCTATCATCACCTGCTGGCTCAACCCCTCATCTCCTGAGCCAAGCTCTTAAATCCCCATTCTTCGGCCATTCTCGCGCACCGCAACATCTCCTCCTCGCGGACGATTTGTGCGAACCTATGAAGCTGTGTTCTAGAGTCTTCGTGGAAGTTGAACAATATCTCCCCCTCCTTCAAGAACAATCCAGCTTCTACCGCCAGGTCGTCAATCGTCACACTCAGCCTCCACTTCCTTTAGAAATAACTGCACCTTTTCCAACATCTCGTCCATGTCCTTTTGTTCCGGCTCGAACCGCACGATAAAGAGCATCTTGCTCACGGGCAGTCGGGAGTCGAAACTTACAAAGTCGCACCACTTCCTGCCCGTACAGGCAAGTTGGAGCATCATCTGGTTCTTATACTTTGCCGGAACCTTTCCAGCCTTCCTGTATTGCAGGTGCGTAGCCGTGTTCGGGTTCTTAATCTCTACTAGACCATCATCCCCCACATAACCGTCAGGAGAGGCTCCTAGCCATTGTATAGTCGCGTGTGGGACAAAGCCTGTCTGGTCTACGAAAACGCCCGTGTGAGCCTCGTATGCGGCTCTGGCGATGGGTTCCTGTTCGGTTCCGCGAATCATAGCCGCGTTAGGCGCAAAACCCGCCTGTGGGGTCTTGGTAAGTCTTTCGGCTACAAGCTGCCAGAGGTAGTTTTTGCGGGTCTCTGTGTCCTTACCCGCTAAAGCGTCGCTAACCCTGCTGGCTGTTACAAACCCCAGCCTCGCCTGTAACCACTCCTCCGAACCTTGGACTATTTCTTTGTAATCGGTCATTGAGCCTCCTCTTGGCTATCATCAATTCTGCCTCTAACCTATCCGTACTCATCCGTAATCTCTGGGCTACATTGTGGCTCAGGTTGTACGGGTACTGGATATATCTTGCCTTCAAAACCCTGCGGCTTATATCAGGTAATTCCCTTACCGCGTCCTCTACCATCTGCCCGTCCAGCATATCGGGTTCTATTCTCGGTTCTTCGCCCTCAAAGACATCCTCGGACTCGTAGTTCCCCTCTGCGCTCGCGCATTGGCTACGAACTTCTGGGCCAAGAGGCCCGAACGCACACCACCAACCCCAGTTTTTAAGGCGGTCTTCGCTAATCATATTGTGCATCCAGCGTGGTATTGCCTTTTTGCAACTAGATACGCTTGATGAGCTTCCTCTGGGTTTGTAAACCTTCCTATCTCAACTTGCTTGTCATTTATTCTTATATGCGCTCGCCACTTTTTTTCGTTTTTGCTTTTTGAAACCCCTAAAAATCCGCTTTTGTTCTTTTTGCCAGGAACCCGAGAGTTTTGACGGTTTATTTTTACGGAAACGTCTCGTAAGTTACATATCCTGTTGTCGAGTTTGTCGCCATTTATATGGTCAATAACCTGTTTGGGCCACTCACCATAATGCAATAACCAAGCGACTCTGTGATATTTATATTGCTTTCCATAAATACACAGAATCTTGTAACCATCGTATTTGTGAATCCCGCCGGCTTCTTGCCTAGCATTTTTCCCGTTGCCGGAAGAAAGCCATGTAAGAATCCCTGTGCATTCGTTATAACTTAATAAGGTTTTTACAATTTCTGCGGTGAGTTCTTGAACCATATTTTAGCCAACTCCGGTCTGTTTTTTTCTATCCAAGGTCTAGAGTCATTTATACAACGAAAAGCGTCTCGTCCGCAAGTCTGAGAACCAACGTGGTGGACATAAGCCCTGCTAATGGCGTGCTGAAAGCCCTTCTTCTGGATGTCTAAGCATTGCACGTCGTCCGAGTACCAGTTGATAGGCGGGAAGTCCACCCACGCGTCCTTGTGAATGTAACTACAAATCGGGGCTATAACATCGGTGATGTTAATAAGGTTCTCGGTCTCGTACCTAAACCACTCCATTTTTCCCTGCCCTAGCCTAATGTTCTGCAATCCTCGGGCATAATCAGACCTAGCGGCTACCCAGCCGAGGGGGATGCTTTTGTCTCGCAGAAACGCAACGTCCTCGCCAAGCAGCTTCCAGGTGGTAGGGTTGAATACAATATCGTCGTTACAAACAACAACCTCGTCCACCTCCTCAAATGCTCGCCTGATTACGGCGTTATAAGCATCGCCAAAGTTAGTAGCGTCGTTGGGCATATTCACAGTCCTGTGGCGCGGGAAGATAATGTCGCTACCGGCTAGGAATACCGTCACATCCTGCGGGACGTAGAAGGTCACGGAGGCGGCTAAGACAGGAAGGCACTTACCTTGGGTTGTGGCTATCGCAATTGCTTTCATTTAGTTCCTACTGGTAAAGGTTTGCCCAAAAGACGGTATACATCCTCTAATAACTCTTGCTCTGTAAATCCGTAGTGTTTCGGGAAGCCCTTGGTTCCAAGTCCGTGGATTCCTTCATCTCCACGATGATGGCGAGCGCACGCGGGGATGACGAAATAATTACTCGGTCTACCCCACCCTTGTCCACTCCGAATATGGTGCAACTCAGCAGGCGTGCCCTCATAGCCCAATCGGCGACAGATAGAGCATCCCAATTCTGCAACCGCAGACATATGGTTTTTTTCATCTTTTGTCACCAAGGCCCCTTGTGTTGTCGCTAAATTTTACGTCGTTTTGCAAAGCCCACATCACAACCTTTTCCACATACTCGGAGAAAGATGATTGGTTCAACTCACTTGTGCTAGGTTCTAGCATCTTGAGTGACCCGTCCGGCAACTCAACCATCCGTTCAGGCAGGAAAAGAGTTCTAAAGTATTCGTGATAGACGCTAGGCTCATAAGACCTACCAGGAACTACCTGTTCGGATATATCACCCAAGACCGCCCAGTAGTACCTGTTGCTGTCAAGACTGCGCTTAGGTGGCCGTACCTCAAGAATATGCCCGTCAGGTGCGTTATCCACCATCTCACGGGCGACGTTCCTGTTGTGCTGGGAGAGAATCATCAGTCACCACAATAACAAGCAATAGACTCTTCTTCGCTTCCAAACATATCCCCTTGCGTTTGGGCAAATTTCATCATACTGGCGTAACTTGGTCGGTCTTTACGGAAACGCGCTCCATCGCCTTTAAACTCTCCACCAGATTGAATTTTTGATTCCATTTTTGCCCACCATATCGCTCGGTCTGGTTTTTCTTGTATAAGGCTTAAGGTTTGTGGGTAGCCCTTCAAAAAACACAAATCACAGTTTCCGTGATAGGTTTTTCCGTTAATATTTGGAAGTTTTAAATCAAATAATTGTTCTGACCAAAACTTTCCAACATCCTTAGATGTAACCCCGTCGACAAACAAAGGAACTCTGGACTTATCAACTTTTGCCGCACGTCTTGGTTCATCTGCCCTTATGCCTATCCAATCAAAGTTTTCGTCATGCTTCCAACCAAGATTTTTAAGATAACGATGCAATGTTCTAATTTTTAATTCTGCGGTACAAAATCGTGTTACAGGATTTGGAAGATAGTTTTTTTTGGTAATTAAAGCTTCAAACGGCTCTCCGTTTCTGCTGGCGGTATGAAAATCCACAACCGCATATTTTGGGTCATCCAATCGGTATTCTAGCCACACAATTGGCACACTCCAGTTTTTAGAACAATCGTCTACAAACTGCAAAGTAGCCTCGTCCTCTTTTCCTGTATTGGCAAAACAGACAATCGCTTCATCTGGCAAACCACTATTTGATTGCAACACTCGCCAGAGCATATACCCAGAAGTCCGACCACCAGAAAAACTAATGACGGTTGGCTCTGTAATTTTGAATGGGTCTGTCATGCAGACTTAAGCGCGGCTCTCATAACCGCAACCTTAAAGTGTGGGAACGACTCGAACTGGCTAGGGTCTAATCCTAGTTCCTTGCCCTTGAGTTCTATGCCGGTAGCGGTTTCGTGCCAAGGCTTCTCGTTAACTACGTTTGGCAGGGAAACCTCTAGTTCATCTTCCCAACGCTCACCGCGAAGCCAGGTGGCTGGATACGGGATAAACGCCCCGCCAGACTTCATCCAGCTCTCGGTCTTGCAGTTAGCGGTTATGGCAGTTAACAAATTTGTTAATTCAGGCCGTATATCTTTTGTCTGCGCCCACGCTTTTCTAGCGTCTGCCTTGGCTACTTTCTTAGGGTAAGCAGCCCAAAACTTATCAAAGTCATCCATGTTTACCACCTCCTCGTGGCGTATTGTAATCGGGTATGTAACATTCTATCCTAGGTACTTACCCCTATAAATATCTACTGCTTCTCGCAGGGTAATTTCTGGGATTTCTGTTAGCCAACTGCAATTCTCGCGGACTTGTGTAACCGTGGTCAACCCCATGTCTATATCCCCAGACGACTCATGCGAGGTCAGGAGAATCAGGCAATGTTTATGCGGTGGGTCGTTTATTGCATCGCAGACCCGTTCTAGGGCTAGAAGCTGTCCGCGAGGAATGGGCGAGTTTTTGTACTTAGTCTCGACAATGATAAACAGGCGGTTATAGAACTCTAGCAGGGCATCCACATCTGTCGGGGATATTGCACCCCATCTCAGACCTGAGAAGTCTTTTAGCTGACTACCGTGTGTCTTGTTGCGCCACAACATTATTTAGCCTCCAATCAGTCATGTCCCAGTTGCCCTTACCGTGATTACATTCATGACACAAAATTTGTAAATTATCAATATCCAAAGCAAGTTCTGGGAATATCTTTCTAGGCTTTATGTGGTCAACATTCATAACTGCGCCGTTTGCTGGGGTAGCGCCACAACACATACATTTAGCGCCGTATTTTTTTAGTGCTTGCATACGCAACCTGCGCCACTCAAAAGTTTGCAAAAAATCGTTTGTAATAACTTTTTTCGGTAGCCTTTTTTGTTTTTTAACTTGTGGTTCTTTTTTAGGTTGCCATCCGTACTGCAAGCATAACTTTGCATCTTTTATTTCGCGTAGTTTTTTTCTAGCGGCTTCTTTGCTTGTCGCGCCCGCAACGAAAGCGTCTCTCTGGTCTAAACTTATTTGTTTGCCAATAATTTGTTTTAGCCATCCTTTAGGCGGTGGGTACGGATAGCCTAAAGCATGAATTTGAGCAGCAAGATAGCCGCCCTTTCTTGTATTGTTTTTTGACAACCACTCTTTAGTTACTGTAAACATACTTATACCTATAAGATACTAGTAAGTAACACTATCCGATGGGTTCAGGCAATGCCCCGCTAAACCCCGCCCGTTATGGTGAGGTTCAGCGTCACACTATCCGATTGGGACTAGTTCAACGCCCAGAATTCGCTGCTTCCTTCACCTCGGTCAACTCTGGTAGACCGCTGCGCTATGGTGAACTTACCCCGTTCGGTAACGCAGATTCTCTCGTTAGCCCCACCCAACGTATCAAGCCAAAGATAGCGGGCTAACCAGTCAGCGCCAAAGAAAAACCCCAAGAACTTAGCGGGTGTGACCCTGGCATGGGCAACGCATTGGGTAAGATGGGATACCAGCACCTCGAACCAGCGCATTACGCACACCCGCTAAATACTCGGGGTTTGTCGTTCGTATCCTATCTCATTCCGGTGTTGCCGCACCGACACCGCTAAGATACCACAGATTTAGTTAAGTTCAACCAATTTTATTGTCCAGCCCGCCTTTAATTTCCCCCACCCGTGGACATGGACTTTCCACCCTGACCGCACAAGTTCTGGAAAATACTCGTTTTCCTCGATTTTCTTGACCCTAGCCGAGACATTCCCCCTGCTGGTGGTCTGCACCCCTATGGTCTCCCCGTTGCCCACCGCCAGGATGTCTATACAGTTCCACAGGTCTATCCGCTTGCGGGAGTAGGGACACCACCTCTCCACAATCCAGCACCGGTAGCCTTGGTCGCGGAGGTACTTGAGGCTTCTTTGGGTAGGGGACATTCTTACATTCTACTGTATAACCATACATTAGGGTTTCCGATATGTCCGATTCTTACAAAACCTTTGCAATTTTCCTAAAAGTTATATAACATTCTGTTCATGGCATCCCGCCATATTG